TTCAAGGAGAAACAACTGGAGGTGGCATTATGAGAGCGGAAACAAAAGAGATACTGGACGAGATGGATATGACAGTAGCCGCGATAGAGGACTTGAAGGGCTTGATGCAGGATAGCGAGGAGAAGGTAGCGGGAAGCCAATGCCTGCATTTGCTGGTGGAGCATCTGAAGGAGCAGATGGAGAGGTTGTGGATGAGGATGGGATATGACGGAGGATAGAGAGCAACGATAAAACGAGAGAAAGCCCTGGGAGACCGGGGCTTTTTTTGTAACCATTGTTGTCTATTGTTGTCTATTGCGACAGTATTTTTGCAAAAACACAGAAAGTGTTGCAATAGACAGCAGCAGTATTTGACAGGATATGGGAGGGTGGCACTGATGGTGCCATGAGTAACAGCAAGGTTTTCAGAGAAAAAAAAGAGATGGCTTTTGAGGCGTTCATCAGCGGCAAGACGAGCCCGAAGGAACTGGCGGCGCTGGTGGGCTGTAGTCCGGTGACGGTGAGCAAATGGATTGCTGCTGGCAAGTGGGACAAGATTGAGGGAGAGGAGCGCCGGTTAAGCCGGAAAATTACGGTAGCACGGAGAAAAGCGCTGCTTACCGCACTGGAAGAATACGCTAAAGACCCCAAGAACACGGCACTGCAATCCCTGGTGAGCATACTAAGGCAGGAGATGAAGCGGGAGGAGCCGGCGAAGGAGCTTTGCGATTACATAGTGAAATTTTTGGATCAGGTGACGGATTTTATGATAGAAAAGGGATATGAGGGACTGCTGAAGCAGTTTCAGGCGATTGTGATGGATTTAGCCGAATACCTGAGAATGAGGAACGGATGAGAAATAATACCCCGAGCGTGACATATACCTCCAAACAGCCCGGCGACGCTCTATCTGCCGCCGGGCATACCTTCCCTCCGACCTACACACAGCCCCGCTACATTCTTTCAGCAAGTTTACGGGCGGGGCTGTCCTTTATCTTGCACCGATATATGTCAATTGATACAGGAGGAATGGGATGGAAGACAGCATAGTGAAGATATTATTTACATTATTCGGGCTATACGCGGGGTTGATGAGCTGGCTATTCAAGACGGCATGGGATGATGTGCAGCGGTTGAAGAAGGAATTGAACGAGATACGGACAAACTGCACAAAGTGCCAGACGGAGACCTTGGAAAGCATAAGGGAACTGATTGACGAGCGGTTTGACAAGTTTATGATAACGGTGGAGCAGAAGCTGGAGCAGGGCTTTACGAAAATAGAGCTGAGCTGGGTAAACGAAGGGCGGATCAGCCCGAAGAAGACGAAGAAGGATGCATGAAAGCCAAAACGATCCAGGCATTTGCGGGGGACAGCATCAAGCTGCAGGTAGCCGTGTATGATGACAGGGGCCAGGCATTTGACTTGGAAAAGAATAGGATTGAGGAAGTGAGATTTATGGTTCCCCGCCTTGATATTTATGAGCGTGGAGAGATGAAGTGGAATGTGGCGAGTTTTACGGTTCCTTCGAACATCACCCAACCGGGGAACTATCCCTACCATGTGCTATTATTAGGGGGGGATCTGCAGTTTACCGTAGCTTATGGCATACTGCAAGTAATGAGTGTAGTGAAATGAGCATAATAGAGATACACGGGACAGTGGGACGGAAGATCAAGGTAAGCATCGGTATATATTTGCGTGGTATAGTTCTTAATGCGGGGCAGCCAATCGCTAAGAGCGGTGGACTGGACATCAGGATAGCCGAGAAGGGCGGATATATCATTGCAGACGCAAGTGGTGCGTGACAGCAAAGGAAGAATAGGAGATTAGCGATGAAAAAACTTAGTTTTACGATGATCATACTACTGGTGGCAATGACACTGGAAGCACAAACATACTACAAGCTAAGATACACTTGGGAAAAGATTGAAAATGCCATAGATGCGGTGAAGGCGGTAAGGTAATGGCCAAGTTTATCCAACGGCAGCAAAAGGCACTGGTAGAGATAGCGGCAAAGACGCCGCAGGTGCGTCCTTTTGCGGGAGACACGCCGCGGGATAAAGAGGAGCGAATCCGGCGTGCCACCGGAGAAGGTTGGGAAGCTTTTCAATATTTTTGCATTACTTATTTTCCGCATATATTTACCAAGCCGTTTACAAACCAGCACAAAGAGATGTTTCAGGAAACGGAAGCAGCAAGCGGAGTGATTGGGATCACCGGATTCCGTGGGCTGGGCAAGACAGTGCTGATGGGTGTGGTATATCCGCTATGGAAGATTGTGAAGGGCTGTCAGTATGTGATACACACAGCGGCGGACATTGATCTTGCCTGTGAGCGGACGGCTTTTACGCTGAACGAGCTGAAGGAAAACAGACGGCTGTTGATGGACTATCCATATTTGGAAGTGGTAGAGGGAGAGAAAGATAATTTTTATCTGAAGAACAGGTGCCGGATTAGAGCACGCTCCATTAAGCAAAGCCACCGGGGAACATTTAACGACAAAAATATGAAGCGACCCGGAATCATTGTTTGCGATGACATTGACAAAGAAGAGAATGTAGGCAGCCAGACGATAGGAAAGCGCAAAATGGATAAGATTACCCAGGAATTGGCGGGAGCGTTGGACCCAGCAGAGCCGGGTAAGGTGGTCTGGTTGGGTAACCTGGTGCATCCGAATTATGCGATTTGCCAGTTCATGGAGCTCATAATCGGTGAGATAAGAGCCGATAATCCCGAGCTTGATCCGAGAAACCAAAAAGTGATAAAAACGAGCCAGTTGGCACTTTTGCGTTATTCCCTGGAAGATGTTGAGGGTAGGAGCACATGGCCGGAGCAATATCCGGATAAAATGCTGCCGGAGCTGAGAAAGCGATATGGGCAGGCGGGGTATCAGAGGGAGATGTTGGGATTGCCCGTAATTGAAGGGAACATATTTAAGAATGAGTGGTTTAAGAAATACCAGAGCTTACCGGAAGCGAGCAAGATGAAACGAGTGTGGCTTTATGCCGACCCTGCTTGGGGTGAGAAGGGCTGCTATAAAGCCATCATCTCCATAGGTTATGATGGCAACCGCTTTTATGTAATCCATATATGGATTCGGCAGACGAAAAACACAAAGTTTTTCAGGTACTTCTATGACGCGTATCAGGAGCTTGACCGCATTTACAGAGTAAAAGCCAGGGCAGCTTGCGAGACGACTTATGGGCAGGGCAGAATCCTGGCTGACTTTGATCGGTGGGCAACCGATAACCGTATACCTCCAATCTCCCATAGAATTAAGAAGATAGATAACAAAGAGAACAAGAACCTGCGCATTGAGCGGACTGAGACGCTCATAGAGACAGCGAAGGTGCTCTTTCCGGAGGGGCAGGATACACCGACACTGGTGAGCCAGTTTTTGACATATCCGGACGGGTATGTGGATGGTCCAGATGCTTTGGCAGGATGCCTGGAAAGGTTCAGCGAATATAACATAGGGCGAAACCGGGTGCGGGTGCGGAGGATGAGCTGGTGAATTATTATGACCGGATGATGCTGGAGTATTACAAGGTGCTTAATAATGCCTGGAAGCGCGAGATTAAAGAGGCAGCCAGAGCTGCGATCGGGATGCTGACCGAGATGCCTAAAGCGGAGAGGGTGGATAAACGCAAGGTGGACTTGCTTTTGGAAGTGATCAACCAGAACTTGGGTGACGACTTTATGATGGCGGTGAGTGCTGAAACTAAGGCGTTTGTAGAGCGGAGCTTGAGGTTGGGCATCCAGGATGTAAAGACCCAAGCAAAAGTTAGGATCAACATCGGTTTGTGGGGAATTGAGGAACAGGCGTTAGTCGCTCAGGTGCAGAAACAGAATATATTTTGGATAGGACAGCATTTTGGGGCGGATATCAGCCAGGACTTCAGGGATACTTTGACAAAGGCACTTGAGCAGGGCTATACGAAAGAGATGCTGGCAGATGCACTTAAGGAGAGATTTTCCGATTTAGGAGACAAAGGTGCTTATTATTGGCAGGGATTGGCGGAACATACTGCCCTACGGATTAGAGAATTTGGGCGCTTATCCGGATATGAGAAGGCAGGAGCGAAGGGCTATAGGTTGGTGAATCCGATGGATAACCGAACGAGTGAGATATGCTGGGCTTTGGTGAGCCAGGGCAAGGTTTATCCGCTGGATGTGGCATTGGAAGTGCGAGATAATTTGATGACTATAGATGTGGAGAAAGAAGGTTTGGAAGAGGCACGGGAGCGAATTAAAGCACTGGCACCGTGGGTGAAAGAGAGCCAGATAGAAAGGGACAAGGAAGGCAATCCGGTGGGTGTGAGCGGGGCTCATACGCCTTTTCCGCCGTTTCACTGGAAATGCAGGACACAAACGGAGATAGAAATATGAAAGCGATACCTGTAGAAGTGAAAGATGTAATCACAATATTGAATCTTCCTGCCGATATGGCGGATAATCCGATCTTTAGTGAGCATGAGGCGCTGGTGATGTGCAGAATGGCAGAGATCACGATTGATGATGATTACAATGAAGCCGTGGAAGGTGATCTGGAGGCGGGAGACCCGCTGTATGTAGCGTTTCGGTATAGCTATGCGTTTTTACTGCTGGAGAGCGTGGCTGAGTTTCTCAATCTGAAGACCCTGGGCGAGGGAATAGTAAAGAGCATAGGGCTGGATTCATCTACTACAGAGCTGCTGACGGGAGCAGAGATAGAGGCATTTAAGGCAGAATTGGAGATAAGGGCTTTGACGCTGTTGAAAGGATTTTTGAATGAAGAGGGGCTTGCCAGAATGTATGAACTGAAGCCGAGGGCTGCACGATTGATACGGGTGGGAGTGATCTGAAATGAATAGAACGCAGATGACGCAGATCGAACGGATATACGCAGATTATTATGTTTTAATTACATTCCTTCGGAGCTGCTATGCTTGAGCAGAACACCTCATTAGATGAGATCATGATAGAAATTTACCGGGCAATTTATAGTGCCCTGGAGAGCAAAATGCACCTGATTGGTAGCGTGATAGACAGAGATGCGCGGCGTGAGATCATGGCGCAGAACATTTATGATAAGGGTGATTTTTATAATAATGCGGGCTATATAGTTGAAAAAGATAACACAGGGATGACTCTGAGAGTGGGATCAAATGTCAAACATGAGCTATATGTTTTGGGTGGAAAGGTGCCGAGCTGGACACCGATCGCACCGCTGATCAGCTGGGTGCAGCGCAAAGGATTGGCTTGGGTGGACAAGAAGACGGGGGCGCAACTGAAGGTGGAACAGATGGCGTATATGATCCGAGGCAAGATCAGGCGCGAGGGCATAGCAGCCAGGAATGTATATGAGACGGTTTTACAGAACAAAGAAGCATGGATATTTGAGCAGTTAAACAGCATAGAGGTGCGGATATGACGGGACTGAGCAAGTTTGAGAGTGAACGGGCGATTATCCGGCAGGCGTTACTTGATGCCGGAATAGCGCAGGTTATTTATAACAAAGACGATATACCCAAGGATTTACCTGCCGCGATAGTAATTTTGGAAGGCGAGACGGGTAAGAACGGGACTGGGCGGCAATATGTGGATACAGACATTGCCTGGACAGTATTCATAATTGTAAATGCCACGAAAGCTGAGGATCCGGATGCTGATTTATACGCATTAAAGGAGCTTTTCCGGGAAAAGTACCGGGAGAGTATGTACCGTGATATTCCGGCTATAGAGTATTATACGAGCAGGTTGGATGGAGCGAGATTGGTGCGAGTGGCAAGGATGGCGCTTTTGAAAAGCGGAACTGGAGCGGGATCATGAGGGTAATGCGAATAGGCCAAAACCGGGTAGCCATAAGCGATGTGAGCGATTTGATTGAGAAGCAGTATAGGACCGAGATTCCGGACTTGAGTAAAATGAATAGAGTGGGAAAGCAGATCGTAAGTAAAGCAGCGGAACAGAAGAAAGTGGTAAGCGCACCTTACAGCATAATAAAACTATTGAATCTGTTGGATATGGATGAGTATCACAGCGGGTGCGTGGAAGCGACATGTATGGCAACAGTGATGAAGACGGAATGCAAGAACACGAAAGTGAAGGACTGGCTGGAGGCAGCGGATTATCCGGCATGCGAGGATGAGACAACTATCCTGGCTGAGATGTTGAAGTTTTACCTGGCTTGCGGCAATGGCTTTTTAATTAAGATGCGGAACGCGGCAGGGGAATGGATTGGGCTGGAGCGACTATTGCCCAATGAAGTGCAGATCGTGGAGAACTATGACGAATATGGATTCTTCAAGCCAAACTACATACAAGTTAAGAACAACCAGAAGAAGGATTTTGAGTACGCGGACATCATCCATATAAAGAAAAGCACTCACAGATCAAATGCCTGGGGATTGGCATGCCTGCCGATCGCGATTAACATAGAGATATTGGGAGAGATTAAGACCTTTGATTACAACAACTTCAAGAACGGTTTGATGGCAGATTATTTTATGATTGTGGAAGGGGGAACCCTTAGAGACGGCATCGTGACCGATGAAGATGGCAATGAGGTGGTAACCGACGCTTACAGCGAGATTGAAAAAGCACTTACCGAAGCCAAGGGCAATATAAAGAGCCACTCAACGGTTTTGATAGAGAGCGAGAGCAAAGATGTGAAGATCCGGTTGGAACCACTGAGGCAACAGGATAAGGATGGCGGATTCCTGAGCTTGAAGAAGGATTTGAGAGAAGGAATTTTTGCCTATCACAGGGTGCCACCGCGGGTGGTTAGCCAGTTGGTGAGCGGACAACTGGGCGGAGACAACAATAGCGATATGACGCTGTTTTATAATTTTGTGGTGAGACCGATGCAGAAGCGGCTGGCGCTGACGCTGGCTAATGAGTTTAACTATGAGTATAACTGGGGCGTGAGTGCGGAAGAATGGGATTTCGGAGCGCTCACGGAGGAACTATTAACCAATGACGAAAAGCTGTTTAAAAGCTTACGTAACAATTAAAAAGGAGAAAAGATGAGAATCTATGGACATGGGCGCAAGATCATGAAGGGCGAGCTGCGTAATGTGAATGTGGACTTAATCAGTTTGCTATTTGACGGGATGAAGCCAGCCAACATGAAGAGCGCAGTAATCAAGAGTGCGGACGGCAAGCGGTATAAATCCGTGTCTGCAAGCGCGAAATTCAAGAGCGAAACAGTGGGCAATGAGGGCCTGCTGTATGTGACCGTGATGGAGCCCGATGTGGTGGACGCGCAGGGCGACAGCTACAGCGCGGAAGAGGTGAAGAAAGCAGCCCTGAACTTTCTGAAAAAGGGAGTGGTGGGCAAGAACGATGTGAATCATAACAACCAACCCGTCTCGGAGTTTGTGATTGCAGAGAGCTATATTCTGAAAGCCGAAGACAAAGAGCATTATCCTAATACAAAGTTGGGTAGTTGGGTTGCAGTGCTCAAATGTGAAGACCTTCAGAGCGAGCTATGGCAGAAAGTGGTGAATGGTCAGTTTAACGGCGTGAGTATAGCCGGATATGCCGAGGATAGCAGCCAGGACAACAGCGCTTTGGTGAGCGAGCTGAAGAGCCAGATGGAGGCGATCAATAAGGCAGTGGGAGACAATCCGAACCAGGAGACGAAAAAGGTGCTGGAAGTGATCCAGGGGAGAATCAAAGAGCTGGAGAAGGCGGATACCACCGCTGATAACGAGAAGCTCATCAAGTCATTAACAGAAGAAGTCAAGGAGTTGAGCGTGGCGATAAAAAAGGCAATATCCAATAGTTTGAAAGGAGAGCCGGAGGGGGAAATCAAAGACCGTGAATTGACGATAGACGGGATGAAGGTGGTGGTGAAGAGCAGCCACCGCGAGATCTACAAGGGCATCGCCGATGTGGACAGCGGACAGGCGATGAATATTCTAACTGCCAATACCACAAGTTTATTCATTGATGAAGTAATCGGTAGCCAGCCGGGAGACACTCTGAGCGACATCACGGTGGTACCACTACTAAAGGATGAAAAGATAGATGCCGGGTTGGTGCAAGACCTGGTTTTCAAAAACGAGCTGGACGGCAGTGTAAGCGCGCAGGATATCGCGGCTGCAGACATCACCTGCCCGACTGGGATACTGAATGCCGAATTTACCCTGGGCAGAGATGTGGTAGAGTTTTACAAGGACAAGTATGGCGAGGACGCTTTTGGTGCCTATGTGGAGCAGCATATCGCCAAAAAAGCGGAAAAGGCGCTGCGACTGCTGCTGTTCAAAGGTGACCGGACAAGCGGGACAGCCAACCTGAAGGGGTTGGACGGGGTGATCAAGCTGGCTACGACCGCATCTGCGGTGACCGAGATAGACAGCGAGACAAAAATAACCTGGGACGAGAAGTTTGAGGCGGCGCTACTGGAATTTAGCGATGAAATGCTGGAGGACCAGGAGAACTTCAAATTTTATGTATCTCAGAAAGACCTGGTACGATTGCGCAGCGAGATCGCCAGCCGTCATACCCAAGTAGGAGACCGTTTCCTGCTGGAGGGTGGCAATGTGAGCTTTGCAGGTATTCCCGTGAAACCACGTTTGATGCCCGATAATTACATAATCGGCGGATTGCCCAAGTTCATTATCCTGGGCTACCGCACCGACGCCGAAATGAAGGTAGAGCACCATGGCAGCGACTGGAAGTATCACTGGTACATCCGGGTGAGACCCGGCATTACCTATATAGACGGCTTCGTGAAAGTATTTAAAGTGAACTGAAGGAGATGAACATGAAGAAGACAATAATGATGATAATCATAGGGCTAATGCTGATCGCAGTGGCAGTGACGGCACTACAAGCCCAGACCCTGCCGGTGGACAGCCGCAAAGAGGTGATGCAGTTTCACCGAAGCTGGGAGGCACTGCGCTTTGCAGCACCCGGTGATACTACCTGGCGGCGGATAACACTGCCGGCGAACACGGTGGAGGTGCTGATATTGCCAGTAACAGGGGCTATCGGGGTGCGACCAGACAGCACATACGCAAATAACAAGTACTTTGATATTGCTGCTGGGGTACCTATAAAGTTACCAGCGTATAAGCAGACCAAGTTCTATATCCGCCGGACAGCAGCTGCTACCGCATCCGTGGCTAACATACTATTCTTAAAAATGTAAGGAGATATATTATGGATATCATCGCAAATAACAGCACTTATATCATCGGGATCGTTGCCGCTATTGTGGTATGGCTATTAAGTAAGATGGGGATCAAGAATCTGGATAAGGCACAAATAGCTGCCATTTTGACGATCATCTTAGACATCATTCAAGATATTAAGACCAACCCGGCGACAAAGGATATGGATGATTACAGCAAGAAGCAACTGGCTGTGCAACGGGTGGAAGCAGCTCTACCACAAAAGAAAAAGAAATTGATACAGAAGGTTTTTGGCTCTATAGGCGGGGCTATAGAATATGTGTTTCACAACAAGAAAGAACTATCAAAACTGCCTAAAACGGCGAAGGTGGTGATATAATGGCACTAACTGCACCGACATATCCAAGTGGGATGACAAATGCTGACCTGATGTTCAGCACGCTGGTAGACACCTTCATAGCCGATGAGGTGTTTTATGGCATGGGCAGCTACAAAGCGGAGGAGGTGGGGACAAAATTCGCCACCAAGAGCTCTATGGCTACCGAGCTGAGCACCTACTGCAAGCAGATCGGCGAACTTGCCGAGAAGCCAGGTAAGACGGACAGCAAGATCAACAAGCTGAAGACCCGCAACTATCAGATCCCTGGAAAGCGGACCAGCACGGTGGAGCTGACGCTCAACGGCATTTCCGCGAAGCAAAAGGACTATTTTGAAGGCACTCTATTCAGCGGAGCCGAAGTGACCATAATCTGCGTGAGCAAGGAACGCGACCGTGCTACCATCTTCAACGGAATGCGTTGGACTGTGGACTGGAGCGGAGAAGCTGACGGCTTGTGGACGGTGGTGATCAGCACCGAGTTCAGTGGGACAACCAATGGCAAGGTGTTCCTGATCAAAGGACTAACCTAAACAATGATATGCCCGGAGGCCCAGATAATCTCACCACGGGCCTCCCGGCATTAAATGAGGAGAAACAATGGGATTGAGTTTACCGACGAACATTGAACAGGACGATCTGCTGCTGGGAGCATTGGAAGCGGCAATGATCGGTGACCGGGCTTACTTTTGCGAGGGCAACATGATGAGTAGCGAAGAAGATATTTGGGTTTGGCTGGATAATGCGTATTATTTTGCTTGTTTCTTTTTAATATATGGTTACTTTGAGGAGTTGGGAGAGCTTGCAGAGAAGCCAGGTAAGACGGAAAGCAAGATCAATAAACTGAAGACCCGCAACTATCAGATCCCTGGGAAGCGGACCAGCACTGTGGAGCTGACCCTGAACGGAATCAGCGAAAAGCAGAAGGACTATTTTGAGAGCACGCTGTTCAGTGGGCAGGAAATTAGCATAGTACTGGTGAAGAACGAGCTATTGATTCCGGATGTAAATGGCAATGGAAGGGATTTTGATTTTGACACAAGCATAGTTGTATTTAGCGGATTACGCTGGACTGTGGACTGGAACGCGGAAGCGGACGGCTTGTGGAGCGTGGTATTGAGCACCGAGATAAGCGGAGCTACCCAGGACAAAATAGAGGCAATAAGGTTATTGAGATATGAACCAGACAAAAGCGGAAATCCGCCATGGGAAAAAGAGGAATAATGAAGATTAATACGAGTATCCGGACGCTGAAGGGCGTATATGGGGTGTTTAAGGAAGCAGGACTGGCCGGGCTATTGACGGGTAATGCCGAAGAGGTGAGTGCGGCGGAAGTGATGGACAAGCTGATTGAAGGCGGGCTGATGGTGGAGACGATGAAACTGATCACCGGCAGCGAGGTGTATGTAGACGAGAATAAGGTAGAGACGGACTGGGAGGATGTGCCTTACAGCGTGATCAATGAGGTGCTGGTGGATTTTTTCGCCGGTATCGGCAGCGTCTCAGCGCTTGCCCGCGGGTGAGCCAGAGAGAGAAGAAGAGGCGTGCGCCGAGGGATGAGAACCCGTTTATGCGATTGTGTTATAATTGCATGAGTGCATTTGGTACGGTGGAATTAGAGATAGATGAAGCGATGTGGTGGCTTAAATGGCGTCAGGACGAGATAGATGAGATCAGAAAAAAATGAGCGATACGGGTCACTTTTTACGATACTTTTTGAGCCGCAGGCAGGGTGGCAACATATCCTGCGCCAGCAAGTAGCAGACGAACAAAGCTATGAAAGTAGCCATAAAAAACACCTTAAATAAAAGATAAGTGAAATTATGAATAATGCAAGCATAAATTTGACGATAGACCTAAATAGTTTTAGGCAAAGCTTAACAGCGGCATTTACGATGTACAGCACAATGATCGGAGAAATGGGTAAGCAAAATCCGATCAACGCCAAGGAGATGGAACAGGAGCTGCGCAAGATTACCGATGCGGTTAAGGAGCCGATAAAGATCAAGGCAGATGCTTCAGGAGCAAAGATTGAACTGAAAGACCTGGGCGGAGAAATTGAGGTTACTAAGGAAAAGAGCGAGAGTTTATGGCAGAGAAACCGCGAAGGACTTGCGAGTTTAGCATTAGTTTACAATGGAGTGATGTCGTTATATAATGATGTAACGCGGGTCTTTGGCGGGATGATCAATCAGCAGATTGAGGCACAGCAAGGTATGGCGCGAGTGGAAGCAGCAGTGCGTTCCAGTGGAGCTGCTGCAGGATTCACGGCAGATCAGCTCAAGAGTTTGGCTGGAGGTCTGGAAGGGGCATTTGCAATTGATGCGGATGAGATAATGAACAAGGTTACAACTCCGTTATTGACATTTAGAGCGGTGAGCGGGGAAGTGTTTGAAGATGCTCAGATGCAGATATTGAATATGAGCCGGACATTGGGCATGGATCTGCAGGGAGCAGCAATGCAGGTGGGCAAGGCACTTCAGGACCCGGTGGAGGGATTGACAGCTTTACGCCGGAGCGGAGTGAGTTTTACGGATCAGCAGCAGTATATAAGCGACCGTGAGAATCTGCAAGGAGGCCCTGGTGATTACTATAAACTAAGTCCTGAAGCGCGGATGAATGAACAAATAACTGAAGTTCGGAAAAACCTGAATCTGGCAAAAGGTGAATTGAACGAGTTTGCCGAGGCCTATCGTCAGGCAATGCTAAATGCTCCTGTTCTGAAAGATACAGGTGGAGGTGGTGTTCAGGGAAATACTGGTAACAGTTCTGCAGATGCTGCCGCCAGGGAAGCCGAGGCACAGAAGAAGGAAGCGGAGCGGATGATGGCTGAGTTGGCGCGGTTGCGGGAGACAGAGACGGCGCAGATAGAGGCGGAGTATGAGAAGCGGAAAGCTATTATATTGGCATATACGGAAGATAATTCTGAGGCGGAGAAGACAGCTTTGGCAGATTTAGATGCCTGGAAGACGCAGAAAGAAGCGGAGATCACGGCACGGGAAAAAGCCGGAATGCAGGAGAAGTTCCAAGCAGAGGTACAGCATTTGGCGAATCTACAAGAGATGGGGGTAAGCAGTTATGATCAGCTGAAGGCGAAGATGAAGGAGTATTATGCGTGGGCTAAAGAGAATTTGAGTGCTGAAGAGGCAATGTTAGTAAAAAAACAACTGCAGGAAAGCAATCTACGGTGGGGACAGTATCAGAAGGAGAAGGAGGACAAGGAACGGGCGCATCAGCGGACGCTGGAAGACATAAGGGCGGAATGGAATGGACGGAACCTGGACGAGGAAGAGCAGGATTTGAATGCACAGTTGGTGGCATTGGAGCGGCATTTTGAAGATAAAAAAGCGCTGATGATTGAAGCAGGGATGAGTGAGCAGGAGATTGAGAGATGGCTGGCAGAAGAAAAGGAAAGGATCATCTCTGAATCTGAAGATAGAATTCAAGCCAAGAAGATAAATACGACGAGTAGAGCGCTAAACCAAACGAGCGGAATATTGAGGAATTTTGGAGATGCTCAGAATAAGGAAAGCAAAAGGGGATTTAAGACATGGAAAGCAATGGCAACGGCTCAGGCAATGGTGGATATGGCATCAGCAGTATTAGGAGCTTTTAAATCCCAGGTGGCCATACCGATAGTGGGACCAATTTTAGCAGCGGCACAAGCAGCAGCAGCAATGGCGTTTGGGGCGAGTCAGATAGCTAACATACAAAATACAGAATATCAACCACCGCAAGCTGCCGAGGGTGGATACCTACAGGGACCAGGGCATAGCCAAGGCGGAACGATTATAGAGGCAGAAGGGGGAGAATATATAACTAAGAAGAGTCGGGTAGCTGAGCTGGGCAGGGGAATATTTGACTTTATCAATAATGGGCCTATCGCTACTGTGAGACAGTTATTTGCGGGAATGGCAATGCCTGCGATAGAGTTCAACGCGGCTATAGCTGGAGGTGATGGAGGAGGATCATATTTTGCAAATGGTGGAAGCGTTACCGGAAGCAACGCTGTTACTTCGCTGCTGGGATCACTGGATGATAAACTGGGGAGATTACTGGAAAAGAAGGTGGCATTTGATGTACATATTGACCCGTTGGAGAACAATCCGGTGAAAGTAAGCGAGATTGCTGAGATAGGCAGTAAGATGCGGAGTAAGGTGTAAATGCCTAACCTATTTAAGATAGAATTTGTGCAAGGCAAGACCGATGCAAGCGACTATGGTCAGGTGAAGCATAGCCTGGTGGAATGGTTCACTAATCTGGATAACACTTTTAAGGTATTGATTCCAACATTATTATTAGCAACTGCAGCCTGGTATAAGTTAAGCGTGGCGCAGACAGCTACTGCTACCATATCCGGGACATTGAGCGCGGCTATAGCCGCAGCTTCAGCAGCCGTGCAGGGATTTTTGACCGCAGTGGGACCAGTGGGCTGGGTATTGATGGGAGTAACCGCGGCAGTGACGGCATGGACGGTGGTGAAGGGACAGGCTAAGGATAAGTCAGATGAGCTGGCAGGAGCACAAAAGAACCTCAAGGAAGAGATTAAGAGCGCTCAGAATGAAGTATCGGTAGAAGCAGAGAAGTTTAATATGCTGGCAAGCCGACTGCTGCAGATAAAAGGGCAAACAGATCAAACGGCTGCCAGTAAAACTGAGATGAAAAGTGTGATCCGGAGCTTGAACGAGAATTACGGAGAATATCTGGGCAATATAGATATGGAGGCCGCGAGCTATGACAAATTGGCTAAAGCATTACAGGGAGCATCCAATGCGTTGATCCAGAAGAAGATTGCTGAGGTATATGGAGAGAAATATGATGCTCAAGTCCAGAGAGTAGCCGAACTGCAGATCGAACTGGATAAGAAGAGGGCAGAATACAATGCTGCCAATGCTCGGATGAACCAGTTGAAGGCATCAGTGGACTGGGAGTTCTTGACCAGTGATCGTAACGCAATGGGCTTCAATCCAGCTTCCTATTTCGGTAATGACGGAGAGTGGCTCAAACTGGAACGGACGATCAACTCGTTCGGGGCCTTATCGGGACGTCTGCAAGCCGCCAAATACGATCTACAAGCCTTAGGCGATGCCTACCGCAAGGCTATGTTGGAAGTGCCTGATCTTACCATCGATCAAGGTGGTGGCGGCTCTGGAGACCAGGCAGCAGCGGAAGCCGAGGCACAAAGACGGGAAGCTGAGCGGTTGATGGAAGAACTGGCGAGGATGAGGGAGACGGAGACGGCGCAGCTTACTGCAGAGTATGAGAAACGCAAGGCGATAATCCTAAAATACACTGAGGACGGAAGCGCCGCGGAGAAGACCGCGCTGGAGAATCTGGATGCTTGGAAGACGCAGAAAGAAGCGGAGATCACGGCACGGGAAAAAGCCGGAATGCAGGAGAAGTTCCAAGCAGAGGTACAGCATTTGGCGAATCTACAAGAG